AAGGCCATGTCCATCGTCGCCGCAGAAATCACCCGGTCCCGCGTTCCGGATGCAGGCACTGACACGATCACTCTTCGGCTTGAGGAGGATCAGCTCGAAGCATTTGAGTTTCTCGTGGGAAACGTCTTGAGCCTCACTCGCGAAGCTTCCGAGATAGCAGACCTTCTGTCCCGGGGCGGCAGGACTGAAATCACTACTTCGACCGCCAATGGTAGCAAACGTCACGCCAGCGATGGGTAATGTTTCCATATACCGTGCCAGACTGGGATTGCCGTCTGGCTGGTAACGAAGGCTGACAGCCTGCCAGCTGCTCGGTCTGAACAGTTCATGCAGCTTTTGAGTTCCGTGACCCCTTGATCACATCAAAGGTCAGGTTTTCGCCATCAAGCAACGCCTTGTTACCCGTGTAGTCCTGCCAACGCTGGACGATGACGTCGACGTATTTCGGGTCGAGCTCCATCAGCCGCGCCGAACGACCAGTACGTTCGGCGGCAATGAGCGTCGTGCCGGATCCGCCGAAGAGGTCGAGGACAATGTCCCGGCTCTTCGAGGAATTGGTGATGGCCCGCTCGATCAGCTCGACGGGCTTCATGGTGGGGTGAAGGTCATTGACCCGCGGTTTGTCGACGAACCAGACGTCGCCCTGGTCGCGGGCCCCGCACCAGTAGTGCTGGCTGCCGTCCTTCCAGCCGTAGAGGATCGGTTCGTACTGGCGCTGGTAGTCCGCCCGACCGAGGGTGAAAGTGTTCTTGGCCCAGATGATGAAGGTCGACCACTTGCCGCCGGCAGCCTTGAAGGCCCGCTGCAGTGTATCGAGTTCGGACGAACTCATGCTCAGGTAACAGGCGCCCTTGGTCACCAGCAACAGATTGACGCATGCGTCGTAGAGGAACTGATAGAAGCCCTCGCCCAGGGCATCGTTGAGAATGCGGCGGTCCTTGCCGCGCATCTTGTCCTTGGCGCTGTTCCCATAGTCGACGTTGTAAGGCGCGTCGGAAAAGCTCATGTCCGCCAACTGGCCGCCCATCAGCTTCTCGACGTCCGTCATCACGGTGGAATCGCCGCAGAGCACCCGGTGGTCGCCGAGGATCCAGAGGTCTCCTGGCTTGCTGACGGGTTGCTCGGGAACCGGCGGTGCCTCATCCGGGTCGGTCAGGCCGTCGATCTGCTCCGCGCCCAGGAGCTTGTCGAGCTCTTCGGAAACGAAGCCAGTCAGGGCGAGGTCAAAATCATCGAGCCTCAGGTCTCCGAACTCAAGTCGCAGAAGTTCATCGTCCCACTCTGCGTTCTCATGCGAGCGGTTGTCCATCAGCCGGTAGGCCCTGGCCTGGGCCGGAGACAATCCTTCCGCCACATGCACCGGGACCGTCTTCAGCCCCAGCGCCTTCGCAGCCTCGAGCCGCGTATGCCCGACGATGACCACCATCTTCTCGTCCACCACGATGGGCTGGCGGAAGCCGAACTCGGCAATGGACGCCTTCACCGCGTCGATGGCGGCGGCGTTGTTGCGCGGGTTGCGGGCATAGGGAACCAGGCTCTCCACCGGCATGTCGGTGACGATCATCGAAACCTCTTCGTGGATGTTGGCGCTCGAAAGCCGCATCAGGCGGAAATCAAAACGCCCGTAATGGGCCCCAAATCGGAATGGCCCGAACTCGCCAGCTGCCGATGCTAACCCATTGAGTTCAGGGCGCTAAGCCCGACCGAATCAAAACAAAATGGAAAAATCAAAAGCAGAAAAACGCTCGAAAACCGGGCGGCCGCGCCAGCGCATATCTCTGGTTGAAAATGGGGCTCCTACCCGCCCCCCTCACGGTGACATCGCATCTCGCGGCCTGCCGCGGAGCCCTGCACCGCTCAGCATCAGCGCAATCAATCGCGACGACTCGGTGAGAACGCGCGGATGCTGCTCGGTCCATGCGGCATAGGCTTCATCCCGGAGCATCTCATTTGGCACCGATGGTCCCCACAGCTGCTCGATGGGGAAGCGCGCCTTCCCTGTGCGCTTGAACACGCCACCGCCGTAGCGCTTCACCACGAAGGCCGAGCGGAAGGTCTGTGCCTTGCCCCAGATCTTCGCGCGTACACCATAGGAGAACTGCTTTGCGCCGAAGAAAGACAGCGGTAGATGGCGGCCAGTGCCTGACGTTACTGTGGACATCGTGGCGCGGGTCGAGGACGTGAAGCGCGTCGCGGCATTGACGGCACCACGCGGGATCGACGACTGGTTGCTCAAGGACCGGCGCAACTGGGTGAAGGATTTACGGCCTTCCTTGTTCAGCGCCATCGAGAAGGCACGGCGGGCTTCGCCTTCACCAAGACGTGTGCAAGCGGCTTCGAAGCGGGTCCTGACATCATCGGCATCGAGGAAGCGAACCCGCATGGCCACCCTCCGAAACGAAAACGCCCGGAGAACTCATCTCCGGGCGCATTTCTGATCTTTCAATATCGGAACTTTTAACCGCGTCGCCGGAACGTGTCAACAAGCTTTTTCAAGTAAACCTCACTTTTCTTAGTAAGTTTGTTTTCAGACCCGCGCGCAGACCAACCGACACGACAACTCTCATCACAAGCCTACTCTCAAACTCGACGCACTCCATTGTGTTGCACAGGGCTACGCAGCCAGCATGTCCTCCACGCTGTCAGGCACGTCGCCTTCCTGGCAGATGAGCGTCGCCTCGCCGTATTCGCCAAGCCCCGGATCACCTGACCGTTTGAAGGCGATAGCACCCACTGCTCCCTTGGAGACGGCGTCACGCGCCTGCGACATTGCCGAACGTTCCGAGGAGCATTGCACGCCCGCCTGAGCGACAATTCCACCTCTCATCTTCTTGAACGGGATCATGACAAAAAACGTGACGTTGGCCATGTCGATACTCCAGCTTGATGGCTGGAACATAACAAGAACACTTGTCAGAGTCGAGTCCAGAAATCGGGACCGGCCGCAGCCGATCCCGGCTGTACGCGTCATCATATCCGGAACAACCGCACCAGTGCATTCAGCGCCACCCGCAGGTTCCCGATGTCCTCCTCCGGCCAGTGCAACGCCTCCTCGTCGGTGCATATCACGCGATAGACCAGCAGCGTCGGGCGACGGCCCTGCGACATGCGATGCTCACGGTCACAGGCGTCCAGAGCATTGGTCGCATCGTTGAACCGCCGCTTGAGCTTTTCGATAACCTCCAGCACCGGCTCGCTGGGGCTGGCACCGAAGATGCCTTCATTGACGAGCAGCCCGGCGATAGAACGGGGACTGGGCGACGGCAGGCCTAAGACAGCGTGGTGCTGCCGGTACAACTCGGCAAAAGCGATACCAGCCTGGTACTGCGTCTCGCTGATCAGCTCGCGGAAGGCAAGCCGCCCCAGCGCTGTTCCAAGGCGCTCGTCCTTCGCCTGCTTGGCAGTCACGCCGAAGTGCCGGCGGCGTGCGTCAATTGCCACGCTCATGGCGTCCCTCTCCGTTTCCTGCCTTGTGCGCTTGCCGCAGGCGTAGCGCTTGCCGGGTTTCCGTTTGCGTCCGGGGGGCATGGTTCAGCGTCCTTCCGTGTTCGAGGTTTCGGTCAGCTGGCGCAGCAGCGCCGCATAGCCACAGACGTCCACTGCCGAGTCTTCGTGGGTAGGGTCATGAGCGAGGCGCGCCAGCTTCAGGTCCAGCAGGCAGAGGACCACCTGGGCTGGCGTGATCTCGCGCCCCAGCGTCGCCGACCACCGCGCCGCGATAGTGGTCATGTTGCTGGTGGCGTCGCCGTACTGGGTGCTGCGCTCGGCGATCACATTGGCGACGTGCTTGAGGAACATCTGGGAGGGAGTGCTCATGCCACACCCCCGTTCGTCTCGAGGGCCCAGAGCAGGATGGCGATGGCATCCGCCTCGTTGTCATCGGCAGGTTCAAAACCACGCGCGCGCATGGCGGCGATGACCGCCTGCTTGTCGGCATTGCCCTTGTCGCAGGCGTGCCTTTTCCAGGTGCCCACGGGCACGCCGCTGTAGGGGATGCTCTGAGCCTCACACCACGCTGTGAGCGTGGCGAGCAGTCCGCCGTGAACATGTGCTGCGTCCGTGCCGATGTGCCGCCTGACTTCTTCGAAGTACACGGCATCGA